TTTTCTCCGTATGTTATTATATGCTATTTTATCTTCACTTAATCATTATATAGAGTTATTTATAAGCGTATTCATCTCTGAATATCTTATGTTTTTTACATTATCACAATCTTCCCATTCCTCTATTATGGAATCGTCATTTATGACTCTGTAAAACTTAATATGAGAATAGTTGTCGTTCTCAAAATTCTGTTTGTGTTGTTGTCTCCAGTTTGAAGAGCCAACATATTTACAATCTTTAGATACATAACAATCTGTATCTTTATAAATGTTATTAATTTTACCACCTGTTTTCATATCAAATCCTAACATGAAAACATTACTTGATGCAATACCTGGGTTCTCTTCTATTGCAACTCTTACTGCTGTTGGGCCAGATGCCCAACCCTTATGTTCACCGTCAAAGAATTGGTCTATGTCTTCTATCTTATCTTTTTCTTCAACCCAATTAATAAATAGACCTGCATTACCAAGTTTTTCTTTTACATCAAAACTATCCATTTTATATTCTTGTATTAACTTCTGTAAGACATAAGCGACTTGTTCAGCGTTAATACCTTGTACAACACATTCTTTTTTATTGCCTCTTTCATTCTCATATACAAAATGTTCTAAGGTCGGAAGACCTGCTTCTTTTAATTGTACATTTAAATCTTTTGTCACATCTTCTGCTAAACTGGTCATCATCATCATATCATAAAAATCACTAGGTAATCTTTTCCAACTTTTAAAGTAACATTTGTTCTTAGAACAATAACCTGACGAATGAATTTCATGTTGCATTTTCCAATCACAAGATATTAATCCGTCAGGTGTAAAATCACGATAAAGGGCATTACAACCATATATTTTACCATAAAGATTTAAATAGTCTAATTCGTGATACTTTCTAGATTCACCGTTACCAATAATAAATAAGTTTTTTTTCATTAGTCTGTTTGTTCAATCCCACTTTCATCATGGTCTTCAAAGTCTTCATCATCATCATCATATTCTTCTTCATCTTTTTGATTAATTTCAACAAAGACATCATGATAGCCACACCCTGCTAAAAAGTTAGTCAACTTTTCAGATAATTCTTCAAAATCATTTTCTTCAATAACAGTTTCAACTTCAACTCTTTCCTCTTGTTCTATCTCATCATCTTTAATTTCATTTGTTTTGATAAATGTAAATCTTTGTTCCATTTAGTTTCTCCTGAAAGGTTTTTTGAAGCGATTAAGAGGTCTTGCAACTGCTTCTTTTAGTTTAGTTCTAAGTTCAGTGTTTTTGTTTTGAATATAAGCATGTTCAGTTGATAGATTCTTGACTTGATTCTCAAGGTCTTCAACTTTAGATTTAAAGAAATCTCTTTCTCTTACTAAAGATTGATTTTCTAATTCTTTATTAATCAAAGATTGATTCATAATTTCGGCATTCATAATAACTCCTATTTTACTAAATTGAATAATATCATTTTATACTGAGAATTGTCAAAAGTCAATAGTTTTTTGTAATTATTTATTTTTTTTGCATGATTTGGCCATATGACAGTTTCATGAATTTTTGTATCAAAATCTTTAACATAATCTACAACACTATCTAATATAACCATTGTTTCAATACTAATTTTTTTTGCTAAATAACTTTTAAATAGAATAGGGTGTTGTCCGTCTTTACATTCAAATATCTTATTAAAGGTCTTACTTTGTTCTAATAACAATACTATATCATTCTTGAATTGGTATCTTAAACTTTGAACTCTTTTTTTCCATTGCACATAAGTTTCTTCGTTAAACTGACCAACATATCCTTTTTCATTCTCTACAAAATTAGAAATAAAAAAGTCTTCGACCTCTTCTTTAAACTTTCTAGATGCTTTTCCAAAGAAAGCTTTATCTCTACGATTTAAATAACTGTTTCTTGTTGCTGAAGTTTTACCACCATACTTCACATAGTCGTAGTTAGAATTAAAATGTGCTTTTAATCCCATGTAAATCATATATGCTTTGAAAGGATCCAATGTTCTAGTTACTCCTCTTAGTTCCGTCATAAAGGTAACTTACCCATTTTCGGTAAATAATTTAAATTTCTAGCATCTGCTTCTATTTTATCTTTGAGTGGTTTTTGTATTAGATTAGTTACTGAGTCTGGTTCGACTTCTTTTTGATAACAATATTCTAGTATAGCGTCCATATGAGTAATCTTTTTTCTACGGACTTCTGATTCTATGAAAATAGAAAATGTTTTGGGTGTCATGATATTCTCACTTAATTAATTATTAAAGAAAAAAAAGGGAGACCTGAGTCTCCCAATTTTAACTATTTCTCAGCACAAGCGTAAGAGTTGATTTCTAAGCCAACTGAGATTTCTGTGATAACAGGTTTATTCCAAGCCATGTTACTTCTCCTAAAAGTAGTGCTGGTTGTCTTAAAGACCGCAGACCACATAGTTAAGTGACAGTTTCTGTTTCCAGGTACTGTCAGACCCATAAGATTAAGCAGCGAGTGCAAAATCTTCAGATGCAAAATTATCGTTTGCATTTACTTGTTTGACCATTTAGGGAGTCACCCCATTCTTCTCCGATAATCATTCAATACCAGTCGACCCTACATTACCCCCTCATTAGGGTTGGTGGAGGTAGGCGGAATCGCACCGCCGTCCTGTCTATCTTCAAACTATCATCATCAAAAAATTCTTTACAATTATTCTTGAGATATTTAGTCTTATGTAATTCTGCAAGAATTATGAACAACTCGTTCATAAACTACCAAGAACCTGGCAATAATCCAGGAAACCCTTGCTTAGTATTAGTAGGTTCATTATAATACAATCCAATCTCTTTGTCAAGAAGGTGTAAGTATATTTTTTTATCTTTTATGAACTCTTGTACTGTACCATCTTCTGTGACTACTAAAATAACTATCTGATTAATCTGTTCTTGTGTTCTCTCTTGATACATCTCTGCATATGCTGAACCTTGAATATAATAGTTTTCATTCCAAGAATCTTCTCTTGTCTTTGTACTTGTTTTAAAATCAATTACAGATAGTGTGCCTTTGTATTCTGCAATACAATCGACTCTACCAGCAAGTTTATAATAATCAGACCATAAAGAAGTTTCTTGTAGGTGGACTAAACCAATGTTTTCATCTAAATATGGTTTTAGTTGTGAGAACATACAATGTGCAAGAAATCTACCTTTTTTCTTTTCTTCAATCTTTTCTAGTTTATTGTTTATATAATCTTCACAAAAATTATGAACCTGAGTACCTCTTGTTGCAGCTTTTCTTGCAATGTAATTAGCAACTTCATTACCAACCCTATTTCTCCACTCTAATAAACCTGCCTTATTACGACCTGATAAAACAGTTGTAATAGAAGGATATTCGTTACCCTCTGGGGTCGTATATAATCTTATCTTATCTTTTGTAACTGCTTTTATTTCAGGAATATTTACATCTTCTTTATGAGTAAATATATTATTTGATTTTGGAAACTCTACTACTTTTGTCATACTTCTGTTTTCACTACTTCCCATGGTTCTTCTAAAAAATTAATGTTAATTAGAAGTCTAATATCTTCGTCTGTCTGCCCTACTGATTGATGTTTTATATCACCATCTACAATCACAGCTCTATTTGCAACAGACTTAACGAACCCGCCGTTTTCAAACTCGGTTCCGCCATTGTTCGTATTTATATAATATAACAAAGTTTTGAATTTGTCAAGCCCTTCTATATCAATATGCCAACCATACTTAATAACATCTTGTCTTTTAGTAAAAAGATTGCTTTTAGAACGAATAACTTTTTTACATTTATTGTGTCTTAATCTACTTAATAATAAATTTGTTTCATCTGGAACTTCAAAATCTGTCCACATCATATTATAAGTTTCATAAACAAATTGAAAAGCTGCTTTTGAGGAATTAAAGTTTGCTTCTTTGATAAATCTCCAAGGTACTTCAGGCCCTTGATATTTTTCTTTTATTTTATTATAATCTAATTCTGATAAGTATTTGTCAATTATTTGCATTATTTCTTTTTGTATTTTTTAGGTACTTTACCATACCCTACAACTCTATCCCATTCTCTTTGTGTGTAACCTTCTTTGTCTATCATATGTTTAGACCATTTGTATATACAGTTTTACGATTTATTTTACTTGCTGTCAATACCGATTTTCTATTTTTTCCATCTTCATTATAAGATACATGAATCCACCCAGAGCTAGGTTCTCCTGGTGTATAGAACTCTAATATAAGCTGGTCAAAATCTAGATTATT